GATGCCATCAGACGGTCTCCCGATACTCCATCTCAATCACCCAGTGCTTACGATCGTCGGTTAGCTTCATAATCATCCGTCCGTCCCGCGCGAAGTTCATATTGACCTCCGGCGTGTCGGTGTCGGCCAGCGCGAAGGGTATCCCGGTGGCGAGCGCTGTGTAAGCGTCCCAGGCGTCATCTTTGTACTCGAAGAATAGATTCAGTGTCCCCGCGCGTGTGGTGTCCAACTCGAGGCTTACGTCGGGCTCAGACTTGCCGATAATCTCGTGGAAGATATTCTTCGAGGTTTTGGCCGTCTCGTATTCCATTACGAGCGTGGGGAAGATAGAGCTAGCTGGTCCGGTTATGGTTGCGGTCATCGGACTGTCCTAACGTTTATGGTGAGGTCGGGTGCTCTGAGGCCATTTAGCGCTCTTTGCGCTTCTGCCACTTGTCTTACGGCTTCGGCTGCGATATTGAGTTCTGGGGTTGCGTCGATCAGAGCCATCTTTCGGTAATCCTCGGATAGTTCCGCCGTGACGTCTTTTTCTTCTTGGATTTGCCCTGTGATCTCTTGGCGCTTCCCCAGGATGCGGTCTGCGAGGTCTTGAGCGTCTCCGATGATTTTGTCTTGCTCGTGGAGAAGGTCTAGCGCTTCCTGCTCCTCGTCTTTGATTCGTTTGCTTTGGATTAGGTAGTCGCTGCCGGTGAGTCCGAGCTTTCGATAGGTTTCGAGCTGCTCGGAGTAATGGTCTTGGATTGCTTGCTCCACGACTTCCCGGTCGCCTGCTAGACCAAACATTGCAGAGCCGAAGTCCACAAGGTCTACACCAATCGCGTCTGCGAACTCCTCCGCCTTCTTGCGCGCTTCAGCGTCCCCCAGAAATGCTTCTAGCGCGTTTAGTTTCGCTTGCTCTGTGACATAGGTACTACCGGACTCGAGCATACTGGCGACCATTTCATCCGTCGCTGCTGCTGTTTCTTCGGCTTCTTCTTGTGCTTTTTGAAACTCTGCGGTTATGAGCCCAATACCTGCGGCCGCAGCTAGGCCCGCAGCTGCGCCTGCTGGACCGAAGCCGCTAAACATTGACGAAGCGGCACCCTGGAAGCCGTCCACGATCGACTCGGCCGAGCCGTCGAATGAGCCTGCGAGTTGTTCCGCTTCCGCTGCGCCATCCGTGGCCATCTGTTTAAAGGCGTCTTTGCCACCGCGCTCCATCTTGTCGTAGGAGCCGGTTACATCTCTAGCCATTTCTTTAGCGTCGGCTTTAGTCTCCCGCGCTAGCTCCGAGAATGACGTCTCAAGCTTTTCGGTCGACGCCTCGCCGTCTCTGGCTACATCGTCGAGTGAGTCCGCTACGTCTTCGAGGGCGTCCTCTACAGTCTTGAAGCCCTTTTGAATATCTCGAGTGTCGGTCGTTAGGTCAAGGCGTACTCCAGCGGCCATATTAGTTTTTCCTTTCGACTATCTCGTGCAGGGTCTTGACTGAGGTTTGCACCCATAGGGACAATATACGGGGGACTGCGTGTCTGGCTGCCGGGAAGAATACATAGCCTTTCTTCCTTCGAGGGTCTAGCTGTGCTGTCACGTTTCTAGTCTGTGAGTAACGGTTGCCGAGCTTGGAGGTGAACTCTACCGATCGGACGTTTTTAGTTGCTCCGAACTCGAGCCCCTGCCATTGAGTCTTCGGGTTTAGTCCACCCGCTAACGACCGGCCGGTCGTTGCGGCCGTTAGCGTGACTCCCTTATTTCCGACTGTTACTTTTGCAGTTTTGACTAATACCTTTAACTGAGCTGCTTGAGTCTTGCCACCCGCGATGGATGCTTGTTCCGCGATCTCTTGTTGCCAGATAGCGGTCAGTACATCCTTAGATTTCTTGTTGATCTCTTTGCGGATTTCGGGCTCTGCCTGTTTCAGTGCTAGCAGGATGGCTCGTATCTCACGCGATGCTAGCGCGGAGACAACTAGCATTAGGGCTCTACGAGGGTAGGTGCTCCGACTAGGGGAAGGCTAACCGACGAGGCTGCGAAGGCTCGAGTGTCGCCTCCGACTGTGCCCGGGACGACGTGGACGGTCATCGTGAACGATGGACCGCTAGCGTCTTTCGGCTGTAAGGTGACGGCCACTTCCGAGCCCTGGTTAGCGTAGAGGTAGCGGGAGAGCGAGGTCGCAGAGTCCCAGTCCTGGACGAAGCTAAGCTCGAGCGTCCAGTCCACGGAGGTCTCCGGAAAGACTGCGGTGGGCTTGAGCCCGTAGTAGGTGGTCGCTGAGATGTTAGGGCTCAGTGTGGCGGTCGACGCTGCGGGTGCGTAGTCGTCGCCGTCGATTGTGAGAATCGCGTCCTTGTAATAAAGGGGCGTTGGAGTGATTAGTGCCATTAGTTAGTCTCCTAGTTCGGCGGTCGATGTTGTGGTGATTTCGTAGCCCATGAAGCGTTCGAGGTGTACGATCTTGGTCGCTGTGGACCAGGTGAGATTTGGAAGCGATCCGATACCGGCTAAAGCTGCGACCAGTAAAGTGTCCAGTTCGTCTTCGGAAGCTGTAGCGTCGGTGTGTGGCGATAGGACGATGACGGCCATCGTTACGATTAGGTGAGACAGCGGAGCGAAGTCTGCGGGCTCGATAGTTCGGACCGAGACGATCATCGTCGGCTGCCGGATGTTATTGAGCGAGCGTTCGTCGTCGATGACCGTCCACGTCGTAGGCATTGCGCCAGTGAGCGCTGAGACTGCTGCGGAGCGCATAGACATTAGGCCACCACCGGAGTACCACGTCGAGGGCGTACCATCTGCTTAACTTGCCAGTCGAGGGGGAAGGGTCGAATAGTGAAAGTGTCGTTCCCGATGTCGCCGGTCCCAGCGTCGACTAGCGATCCGTTGTAAACGTTTTTGGCTTGTGTGATTTGTGCCATTCGGTAAGTGAGGGGGAAGGCCACACCGTCGGCTAGCACGGGCGCATATTCGAGTATCTGAGACTTCGAGAGTGCGAGTAGGTCGTAGAGCATGGCGTCTTCGATTGTGCGGGCGTCTATCCATTGGTCGCGGGCGAGTGAGAGCGTTGCCCATTCGTCTCCGGTGTCGTCGGCGACGATGCGGATTGGGTCGGCTTGGATAACGCCGTCGCTTCCCGGTTCCGCGGTCTTGTCGATGACGACGACTAGCGTGTAGATGCCTGCGGTCGTAAAGACGGAGACATCGGCGGGGAAGGTCACGTCTACGTCCTGCCCGCTCACTGTGCCGGTTAGCGTCGTGACGGTGGTCCCGGGAGGGTCTGTGAGAAGTACTTCGGCGACATCTTGCCCGTGTAGCTGTATGGCGTCGTTATTGAGTGAAGGGGACACCACGAAGTCTTCGGCCGGAATATCTCCGACGTAGAAGTAAGTCATGGTGTCCCCTTTGCTCTGTTAGCGGTTAGGCGTTGTTGATGATGCGAGACAAGCCGTCGGTGCTGTCGCATAACCGAAGACTGCCTCGTCGACGCCGCCCTTAGCGATGTCGAGAGCGTTTACGCGGATCGGTGAGCCGGCAAGCTCCATAACGGTGATGGCGTCGCGGGCTCCGACGAGCACGTCCCCAGCGTCGAGGGAAGCGTGGGGGACAATCTTAAAGCCCTCCATGTCTCCGCCTTCGAGGTTCAGGCTCATACTAAGAAACTCCAAAGCGTTATTCGTCTGGATTAGTGCCAGTTCCTCGTAGACGTCGGTTGCGACGATTGCGAAGGTTGGCAGCGCGTCGGCCTGAGTGATCACGTTCAACGAGCCACGGACGAGCTTCACCAAGGATTCGGCGATGCCAGCGGGGATGGTCCCCACAGCAGTACCAGCGCCTACAGCGGTGAGCGCCTGCGTTAGGACGTAGTTGTCGGACTGCTTTGCGTAGCTGTCCACTGCGTAGCCCATCATTGCCTCGAGCACGTCGGTCTGGTTGAAGTCCACGAACTCGCGGGCGATGTCCCAGGCTCCAGCGAAACGCTGGACTGCGACACTGTAGGACTCTGCCACGGGGGCGTTAGATGGCACGTCTGCTTTGTTACCTGCCCAAGCTGCTACAGCGGGCTCAGTGGTGAAGCGCCAGCCTGTGACAGTGGTCGAGGTGAGGGGAGCAGATGCGAGGTTAGGGATAACCTTACGGTTGAAGCGGCGGCCGTTCCACAATTCCCCTACATACTGGGGGACTACGGTAGCGGTGCCGACTGCGGCCTCGCCTGAGATTGCGACGTCTTCGAGTGCTGCCATGAGCCGACGGTCGCCGGTCTGGCGGGCCTGCGAGATCATCTTGAAGACGTCGGCGACGGATGCCTCGGCCTTACGGTCTACTGTGGTCGCCGAAGCCTTGAGGGTTTCGGGGACTCGTGCGTTAAGTGGTGCGTCCACTGGGGGTTCCTCCGTTGTTTGTTCGGGCTGCGTTTCGGCGGCCATTGGGGTTAGTTCGACGTGTTCGTCGATTGTTACGACGTCTCCGTCGACTGCCTTCGTGCGAGTGATTACTCGCTTCCAGATGTCGCCGTTCTCGTCGGTATATTCATCTTCGAGAGTTTCGATGACAGCCGAGTCGGTTGTCGTGTCCACTTCTTCGATGTCCTGGTCTACCTCGACGATAGTTTCCTCGTCTACAGTGTCGGCCGCCATTACGCGGGCTCCAGGGAATGCTCCAGTATTGACGAAGGCTGCGCCGGTGAGTACTCCGGATATGGCCTTCCCTGCTTTGATTACCACGTTTTTTACCTCCGCTGATAATGCTTTGAGTTTTCCGGTTACTTTGCCGTCCTCGATTTCGGCGAGTAGGGCGTCACCTTCGGGATTCTCGCCGACCTTGAAAGTGGCGACAATTCCGGAGGGGGTCTCTGTTGCGGTCAGGATGCGAGCGACGGGCTCCATCTGATCGTGCTCTAGGTTCGCTTGCAAGACGGTGACATCGTTAGGGATGTCGATAATCCCAGGACCGTCGATAGCAAACTTGCCGATGTTAGTGCGACCTACTTCCCCGAAGGGGAGTAGCAGTCCTGTGACGATTCTGTCTGCGATTGAAGCGGTAAGGTTTCCGGCCTCGATATACGTCGTAGTCATTTAGTCCTCCGTGTATGGTCCGGTTTGTCCACCGGGTCGGTTAGAGTTTGGGCTCACGTCGAAGCGGATACGCTGCCCTCGAGGGCAGACGTCATCCATGGACAATCGCGCTTCGATTGGTTCGGTCCAGTAGGGAAGGCGCTCGATAAAGGCTTCCTGCCGGCCGTCTTGTGTTTCATAGTTTAGGGACGCTTTGGGGAGTGCTGCGTCGAGCATCGCGGTTGGTACGTTTAGGAAGTTAGCAATGTCGAGCTTGACTGCGTTCCGCGCTTCGATCATAAGGTCGGTGGAGGTGTTGCCCTCGAAGCGGGCGTTCAAAGAATAAGGGATATACATCACGGTACCGTCGGGGTCGCGTCGTGCTGCGGCGACGGCTTTGACGTATGCGGAAGCTTCCGCTTGTGTCATTCCGTTGTCTTCTTTTTCCTCGAGCACGATCGCGGGGGACGGTGTGCGCGCCCTGCCAGCCCATGAGCCCTCGAGGTCCACCGCTGCGCGGATGCTCCGTCCTGCGACGTTTAGCAAGCCCTCGAAGGGTCCGGGGAAGTAGATCACCGATTTACGGTCCGGATAGATGTCGTCTATGAGAATGTCCCCGGTCGGGTCTACCTCCCAGCGGTCCCACGGGACTCTCACGGCATCGGTGATCTGACCTTCAGCTCCACGCTCTACGGCCCAAAGACTCGAGCCGTAGAAGATGATGTCGTCGAGGGTGTGCGCCATACGGTGCCACGGTGGGAGGTCTGTGTCTGTCCGGTAGAGCCATGCCGGTTGGGGGTCGATTAGCTCTTGCCCTCGGAGCGCCCGCAAGGGCCGACCTGCGAGCGCTCCAAGTAGCAAGCCTCGAGCCACGACGACCGAAGGTAGGCTCATAGCCTCTATCCGTGTAACGGGTACGGTGTCGGTCCCGAAGATGTCATTCCAGACGAACTCTTGCAGCTGCCCTTCAGCCCATGGCGAGACGATGCCAGCGCGAGCCATACGGTTAGCCGGGTAGTCGGCCGCCGGGGTCATAGCGATGTATGACGGAAGCTTGAAACGGTCGAGTAGTCCCATGGGTATATTCTGCCCTAGAACACTTGCAGATTACCGGCCGCGGCGCGTCGCGCTGTAGATGATGTTGTAGCCCTGAGTATTACCGACTGGGACTTTGTGCACTTGCCGTTCGTGCTCTAGTGACTTTCGCGCGGCCTCGTTCAGGCTGAGTGCGATCGTGGCCCACAAGCTTCCGCATTCGTCGCAGGTCACGACGACGCTGTCCGGGCTCTTGTCGAAGCGCATCATGACTCAGCGATCACTACTCCTGCCGGTACACTCTTAGCACCCTTCGCGTAGTATTGGTCCCAGTTGCGGAGAGCCCTAGTTGCCGCGTCGAGCGAGGTAATGTCGTCGCCGGGTGTGAGCGTGGTCCATAGCCATTGCCCAGCGTCTCCACGGATGTCACGCTTCCCCGCCCGCATCACTGCCTCGTTTAGGGATATCTGGTCGAAGTGTTTGATGGTGCCACGGTCGAGGTCTCGGAGTATCTGGATACAGCCGGCCCCGGTCTCCCGGTAGGTCTGCATCTTGAGCTTGACGCGCGGCTGTAACGGTGCGCACTCGTTAGCTGTCGCTTTGCCTTCGCCGATGTCGTCGTAGGCGATCGTGCTCCCGCGATACTTTTGGGTTAGCTCTTGCATACGCTTCGGCAGCCATGCGGTGCCCTGACGGTGGTCTACGACCTCGACGTAGGCGGTGCCGTATTGGTCGCGCCATGCGGCGACGATGGACGCTGCCGATCCTCCCGGTTTGATGGCAAGCCCGAAGGCCATCTTCGAGGGTTTGGTCTTCTTGGTCTTCAGGGTCGCGTGTTGCCACGTCTCTGGCTTGATGGCGGTCGTCCCAAAGGTCTCCGGCCATATTGAGAGATACTCTCGAGCCCATTGTGGCTTCGCCATAGATCGGTAATTCTTGACCATCTTCTCGATGGTGGTGAGGGTGCCGATTCCGGGGTGACAGGTTTGGAGTAGTGCCATCGCTTCGTCTTCGTCTTCGATGGTTTCCCAGTGAGTATTCTCCGGCGCTGCGAAGTCGACGATCCCGATGGTCTTGTCTTTGTTTCGCGCTCGCTCGAGGTAGTTCCAGAAGATGCCGGTCCGCGCTTCGCCGGCCGTCCCTGAGATGATGAGCGACGCTCCGGGTTTAGTGTCTTGCAGTGGAAGGATGGCGGCCAGTAGGTCTTCGCCTTGAAGCGGGTCGATCTGTTGAGCTTCGTCGATCCATGAGACATCGGCGGCTTCGCCTCGGTAGGCTTCGGCTTCCGGTTTGAGCACTAGAAAGCTCGAGCCGTTTGCAAACTCTATGCGCTGGTTAGCGGCACCTCGGAGGATGCGGAAGCCACGGTCTTCGTGGAAAACGTGGTCGTCGCCGAATAGTGTGAGCATCCGACTCTTAGAGCGCGGCCGGTTGAAGGGGTCGTGGAATGGTGGAGGGCTTACGCGATCTAGAAGGTTAGCCCATTCGCGGAAACGTCTCGACGATGCGACTCCAGACTGTGCCGAAAATGTCACCTGGTAATTGGGCCTCGATGCGCAGCGTCCTACAAGCATAAGAAAGATTGTGGTCGTCTTTGATGCTCGTCTAGGCATCTGGATTGCGAAGGCATCTAGGTCAGAATTGAGCACGTCGGCGATTAGTAACTGCTGCGGTTTTAGTTCCCCCGGATTATTTAGAAAGCCCATAAGCTCAGCACCCTTTAGAAACTCTTGCCGTTTAGTTTCCGTATCGTCGAGCTTCGAGCAATATGCGGGAGTGATCCCGTCGCTCCGCTTCGTTTCCCACTCCCTGAGAGAGAAAGTTTTCT